ACCATCATAAAACAGCGGAAGCAGATTTAACAGAACTATTTGAAGATGAGCAATACATGGACGTTCTTGACGGCGAATTTGATATGAACCATTCGGGAGCGTATCTTGCATGGAAGTACTGGCATGTTCCAGAAGATGAGTCTGAAATTGAGTACTTGACAAAAGTTCCTAAAATGGTTCGACTGGTAGAAGATAGAGATTTGTGGAAATTTAAACTAGAAGATACGAAAGCTTTTACAGCGTATTTATTTAGCAAAGAGTACACATTTAAAAACTGGTCTAATATCTATGAAGTTATTCAATCAGGATTAGGTTTTGTTCCTACAAACTATATAATCGCTGGTCAAGCTATTCTTGACAAACATGCCAAAGATGTTTTGGAACTTTGTCAGAATAGGTTTAAAGCAAATATAGACGGACACGAAGTATGGTGCGTAAATGTACCATACACTTTAGCAAGTGACTGCGGGGAACTGTTAGATAAAGATGAGCCATTTGCAGCTAGTTTTTATTTTAATGGGACTAATTTTGTATATAGTTTACGATCAGATGAAAATGGATTAGATGTTTCAGAGATAGCTAAGAAGTACAGCGGCGGCGGTCATAAACATTCTGCTGGATTTACACTAAAGGAGAGGCTTTGAGTACAGTTAATTTTGCAACTGCCTTCAATGAGAAGGCGGAGGAGGTTCATAAATTAAACAAGAAGTGGTGGGTAAACATTAAAACTGGTGAGCCGTTAGATAGGAATCGCGGTGAGATGCTGATGCTTATGGTATCAGAAATCGCTGAAGCTATGGAAGGTGACCGGAAGGGTTTGCAAGACGATCATTTACCGGGCAGGAAGATGGTAGAAGTAGAGTTAGCAGATTGTGTAATTCGCATTCTTGATTACGCTGCCGGATTTGGTCTAGATGTTGGCGGTGCTATTGAAGATAAGTTAGAGTATAACAAGCATCGCGCCGACCATAAAATTGAAAATAGACTGAAAGATGGAGGGAAGAAATACTAATGAAATTCACAGACAAGTAGCTCAACCGGATAGAGCATCGGCCTTCTAAGCCGGGGGTTGTCGAGTTCAAATCTCACCTTGTCTACCAAATAAAAATAGCCCCTACTAGTGATTAGCTAGTAGGGGTTTTTCTTGTGCTATTAAATTTTACGCTCCACACGATCCACCTGATTTGCTAAACTCGCAAATGTCGCCTTGTTCGTAGAAGATTTCACCTACATGTTTCATTGCTGTTTTATAGCTCACTGCTGTTAATGGTTGCCCTGATCTTGCTCCGTCCGGGTAGCACGTTATTCCTCTTAAATCAGGAAGATACTTTAGCAACATCATTCCGAACTCTTTTACCGTGTCTGGATTATTGGTTGGCGATCCCCATGCTGGTAAATTAATAGTGCTGCTAATTCCGTGATCTACGTATTTTTGTAACCAGTGTTGAAACTGTACTCGCCTTTCTGGTGGAATTGTATAAGCATCCTCGATAGATTCTGGCTTTACACCCTGAGTTTCTATTAAACGTTTTGCTACATTCTCTACAACGTATTGGTGCTGCCAGCGGTCCTTGTTTAAATAGCGTCTTTTGTAAGCTACACACAGCATCGGCTCACAGGAAGTTGTAGTTTCTGCGGCAATCCCGATACTGCCACATGGAGCCAATGCCCTAGTTTTTACCGAGTGGGACAGGTTCCATTGCTTCTCATAATAGTGAGCGAACTCTGTAGACTGTTCATATATCTTTAAGTATTGTTCTAAATCTTCATCGGGTCCATACTTCTTGCCATGCGTAATAAGCCACTCATGTAAGCCCATCAAACCTAATCCAAGCCTTCTGTTCTTTTCTCTAATTACTTTTACCTTAGCATATGGAACGTCTGAATACTCAGTACCGGCTACAAGCATTGCAGTAGCCACTGACACACATGCAAGCATATCGTCTAACGTATGGATACGCGCCATATTGATGCTACCTAAGTTGCATATATCGCTATCATCATAACTACAGATTTCCGTGCACGCATTTCGTAATGTTTCACCTGCGTTCTTACCAGTGTCAATGCTAAATCCCGGCTCTCCCGTCTTCAACATCTGGTAAACAGTTTCCCAATAAACTTGCTGAGCTAAAGAATGCTTTGGATGTACTTCATCATAGTACGCTAAAAAGAACTCATCGTCAAGTCGAACACTTACATTAGTCCCATCCATGTCAGCAGGAAAGTTATAATCTTTAGCTTTCATTGCTCTTACTTCTTCTGACCAATCTTTAATATGTATAAACTCAAATATATCTGGATGATCCCAACCTAATCCGGCCCATATTGCTGAACGTCTAGAGCCGCCTTGCATTATATGCCTACCACACTCATTTAACATTCGCATCAAACTACAGGGTCCGGTTGCTTCTCCTCCAGTCTTGTGAATCAAACTACCTTTTGGACGTATCTGAGAATATTCATTTCCTAAACCAGCGCCACTCATTAAAGTCATTGCGCCGTCTTGCAGTGTTTGCGCCCAACCCTCTCTACTATCTTCCGGTCTGCCTAGCAAACAGTTTTGTACTTGATGATAATCTCTTCCTGCTGCATATAAGTATCGTCCACCGGGAAGTATTTGTCTAATTGTAATTCTGTATGTTAATTCATCTATTAATTCTTGGCTTGCGTTTACTGCTCCTAATACGTTTTCAGCTACTCGTCTTGCTATTTCCGGCCATGTCTGCCGATCACTCACTGTTGGGTATTGCGCGTATTTTTGGTTAATTACTGATGTGGCTAAACTTCCAAATTCCATTAGTTGCGGGTCTATTTCCCTTCCCATTCTTCCCTTCATCCTCAGTGTACTTTATACATCAGGCAGCGATTAAACTTCCTGTGAAACTCTTTATAACAACTACTAAACCTTGCGGTGTATCTTATACTCTCCCGTCCAGAGACGGCAAAAGGAGCCAACCCGTTAAGGCTGGCTCCATACTTCTTGCTAAAATTTTAATATGATCTTCTACAAGCTATTGGCCGACCTGCTGGCTGTCTGGTGTTCGGAATAAAGCAACCTCTGCTTTGCGCCTTGCGTCCAGCCCTGCCGAAAACACAAGCACTCCATTCTTTCTTACCTTGTTGTACAGGAGCATGTGGTCTGAGGCAGTTGAATACATGCCACTATTAAGTATTTTAAGTACAGCAGAATTTTGCAGCGTTCCTGCACCTAAATTAAACGTCCAACTAGCTAGTGCATCGAATTCGTTTTGTGTTAAATCAACTGTAACAAATTTGTGAACTGCATCAACTGCTATTTGAATGTCTTCGTCAAACCATGATGTTACTTGGATGTCATTTACTGGCAAATCCTCTGCTGTTACTGGACCTGTATGTAACAAATGTCCGATACCGTTAGTAGCATTTCCTGCTACATCATTATAAGGTGTATTTCTCTTACCTTCAAATGTTGCTACTAAAATCAGACAATTTGGACTAACTGATTGTGGTTGATTTGCCATACTTCTCCTATAAATTTGTTACTAGAACGATGAGTCTAAAGCTTTAACCGCCTTCTATAAGGCCAAGGGTATTTCAAGCATACTTGTCTCTCATCCTACTACAATGCTTTTTTCGATGTTCTAGTAATGTGGAGCGCCTGATGAGACTCGAACTCATACTCTGCTGATTACAAATCAGCGGCTTTAGCCAGTTAAGCTACAGAGCGCATTTTAAAGTGGAGCGGAATAAGAGATTTGAACTCTTATCCTTGGATTGGAAATCCATAATTCTACCGTTGAACTAATCCCGCTTTTTAAAACTTGGAACCCAATCAGGGACTCAAACCCCGATGAGCAACCTCAAAAGCTGCCGTCCTGTCGTTGAACGAATTGGGTATAATGGGTAAAATGTTGCCGGTTATCCATGTTTTAGCACTTAATAGGTAATATGTTGCCTATTTGGTGGACCGTCAGAGAATCGAACTCTGCTGAATTTTCTCGGCGCAAGCGAGACGAACACCCCTGCATTCCCACGGCCCAGTGTATTTAATACATCTATAGTCCACGCCACTTAATCATAATTCTCCTAAAACTCTTTACAGCTTCTTTTTAGCCGGTGTATTATTTACCGGGAACCACGAATTACCGAACTGCTGCTCCCAATCGGACCAAGGACTCTGCGCCGGAGTTTTCTTAGGAGTGCTAGTAAGTTTATCACTTTTTCTTGTCATTTTTAACTCGCTTAGGCAATTTCTTACCTTTAGTTGGTTCTACCCATTCACTTAATGCTTTCTTCTTTCCACCAAACTTGCTGACATTTGACATTACGTATCCGATTTGTGCGCGACTTTTAGCTGGCATCTTTAATAGCCTCTTCTTCTAAAAACTTCTCAAGATACGCCAAAGCACGCCATGCCATCTTCGCCGCATGATACGTACCATCGCTATCTTTTTTATCCCTTTCTAAGAAATGCCTAATTAAACAATCGGACTCATCTGTAGATTTGGCTCTATCCCAGTGTAGCGGCTGGCCGCTATTATGCTGGTCGTTGCCTACTCTACTTACTCGTGCTACTTCCGCTAATGCTTTAGGAAAATAATCAAGCACTCCTGTAGCTATTGGTAACAACTTTCTTTCTTTTGCATCAGTTGGTAGTTTTACCCCTTCCACTTTTTCTCCCTAATTTAATGTGCAGCCACAAATCATCAAAAATAGTCCACCGTTGGACAATAGCTTTTACAGCATCCCTAGCTAGCAGCTTGTATTGTCTGCCGTTTTCATGCCAAAAAAGGTCACCAATTTCTAAATGACATACATTAGTACTAGGTCTAATTTCTTTATGTCTCCAACTCACTTGGCTCCTTTCGGAAATAATCAATTATACGATCCCACCAGAAATATCTAGTACAAGTAAGAGCAGTTGCACCTTTCTTTCGTACCTTCCATTTCTTACTAAAACCCGTTATACTTCTATCTTTAGGAGTTATGATTATATCTCCGCACTCTAAATGACAATCCGTTCCTACAGTAAACGTTGTAGTATCTACAACTTTCATTGCTGGCTTCATTTTGTTATCATTCAATAATAGTTCTGTTAGTAGTTATCTCAGGATGAGCATCATCGTTATGAAAGAACATAGTTATCAACCCTTCTTTGCTATTCCATACAAATGCCTCCGCATTTCTTTGCTGCCCTATAAAACCGTTTTCAGCGTGCCATGCATCTGCGGGGGAAAGGCTTGGAAGTATACGAACTCTTACACCATGCCATTCTTGTGTTTTAGTTTGGTGGTTATGTCCCGTATGTACTTCTCTAAATAACGTTTCTCCAAAATCTTTACTGCGCTCAGTTGCTAGCAAGAGTGGATAATCTTCTCTCTTGCCTTTGTCACCGTGACAGAATCCTAGTAACACTTTACCGAAACGAACTGTTTTAAATGCTGTTGGCTCATTTCTAATAGTAACGTCTTCTGTGTTCTCATACAAACATTCTAAAGAGTCACCTAAATGCCATACACCTAAATTATCGTGATTTCCCGGAACTAGTACAACTTCTACAGGAGCTACTAAACGCATTGTTTCAATTGCTTCTGTAATTGTTTTTCTTACAGTAAGAAATGTTTTCTGATACCTTCCGTCAGTCGATACAAATGTTCCTTTAGTAGTGCGACCTTGTTCATCGTCAGAGTTTAATAAATCGTTTCCTACAATAAAGATAATCTTGTCGTAGTTATAAACCTTAGCACGATCAAGTAAAGTGTTCAAAGCTCTAAGAAAAGTCTTAGCTGCTATAGGAGTATCATAATTCCTGCCACCAGTCTCTTTAGACCATGCCATCTTACCAAAATGATTGTCAGGTATATTAATCTCTAGCATGTTACCTGTTAGAACTTTGGCTGGCTTCGATGCTCTTTTTCTTACTACGGCTTTCTTTTTGAATTCAACTTTCAAAGCTTCTAGTTCGGTTTTAGCGTCAACTATCTCTATGCGCTTCTCTAGTACGGCTTTTACTTGATAAAGAGGAGTTACCTGTATCTTCTTTAGTGCGTCTTTTGCACCTACCTCCCATTTATTACAGACATAAGACTTAACGGACCAGATAGAAAGGTCCACTTTAAAGAACTCCAAAAGTTCATCTAAAGTATGTATCCTAGTTTCTTTTAAATCAATGTTCCAATTATTCCCGGATACAGTATGTGTCTCAGGTGACGGTGTATTTTTTACACTACCCATTATCCTCCGTTGGTTCAACTCTACTTCCCATTATATCGCCTATGTCGTCCCTTGTCAAGCGATAGTTCCTGCAAAATTATTAACAGGAACTATCCCCTTTCCTGTGTATCTTTTACACCTTACTACTTTTCGCCTTAGTTGTCAAGGGCTTCCTAGCCGGTTTCTTCACAGGGGCATTTCTTGCAAAAGAGTTAGCAAGAATCTGCGGCGCAATGAACGACCTGAAATCGGATCGTAACTCCTTAATCTCCCCGACATATGCGGTTGTCTGATTGTTGACTACATTCACAAATTTATTAGTCTGTTCTACAACTTCATGTTTTAGTTCCGTTAAATTATTGTTTACCACTTGAACGGTATCAGACATTATTACAAACTTGTTTTTAACCCAAGTAGCTCCGGTAAAAACTGCCCACGCACCTGTAATTAAAGGTACCCAAAATTTAATAACTTCATACAAACCAGTTAAGGCAAAGCTTACTGAAACTGGATCAATCATTACATTATTTCTCCTATCTTAGCGCAGAAGCATTAAAGAATTCATATCTGCTACCTTTTTGTGAGTATTCATATCACCTAATATCTTCTCTTGAAACCAAGGATTTGTTACGGGTTTACTTGAATCAAACCAATACAAAGCTCCTTTAGCATAATCTTGCGAACCGTCGAAAATCGCGTCAACCTCGTGTAGTAATCTAACAAACTGAGGTTCCCAAACTGAAGGAACTTCTAGTGGTTGTTCTATAGTAGCAGATTTAGATGGAAGGTCATTTATAACTTCCATCCAAGTTCCCCACCCGCACCGTTGACGATTCGCCAGACAGCTCATAATCATCGCGCTTCCTAAATGACCACCAAATACATGTCCATGACGCCAACCTGCTAAAACTAGCTGCGAACGGAGAAAATCATCTTGACGTAACATTATTGACTCCCTAAATTCACATCGTTGTATGCTGCTTTTTTGTGTACTGAATTAGCGCCAATATTTAAAGTTTTACCAGCACTAACCTTAGCGGCGGTTGCGGCTATTCTAGCTTCGTCGCTTCCGGTTGCTTCATTTAGCCACTTTAAAGAGTTCCACATTCTAGGACTGTTAGCAATGTTTTCTAACATGCGGTTAGCGGCTGGCGCTGATTCTGATCCGGCTGCTATCGCTGCTAATACTGCTGCTCCTATTGGGTGTCCGGTAATTGGTCCACCGGCTACGATAGTTGCGGGTAGTACACCGAACTTAACAAGGTTCTTTACACTTTGAACTTTGCTTGCGTCGGCTATTAGTTTGTTGTATGCAGCGGCAGATTCAGGTGTAGGTTTAAATAATGCATCTACTACTTCTGGAGAATCTTTCATTGTTTTTACCCAATTTAAAAACTTTCCAGTATCTACATTACCTACATTTCCTAAACCGTCGGTGCTAGCCGTTCTCAGTTGGTTGTCCAGAATAGTTTTACCCAATTGGCTCATCCCGTCCGGCCCTAGAACACTTGCTAGATTCTTGACTCTAGGTGTATCTTTTACCAAAGCCGCCGTGTCGCCATTTCCTATTAAACGTTGTACAGTATCCGCTACGTCTTTTAGCTTGGCCGTAGCTTCAGGGATTACACCCGATGCGTGTATCTTTTGGGCCTGAGTCACAGCGTCTTGAAGGGCTGTGCCTGTGGCTACGTTCTTGGCAACCTCTCCCCGGACTTCCGAGGGTATTTGGTTCCATCTGGTAAGGAACTTATTAAAGTTAAACTCACCAGTAGTTTTATCAACAGCATCATTTACTATGCTTTTTAAAGATGAATCTATAAGAGAATTAAAAGCAGTTTCACCTAAAGCAGCTTTAATAGGCTGCAAATCTGTAAGACTTGTTCCACTACTGAGTAATCTTTTAGCTACGTCTTTTCCGTTTCCAGAAAGAAGTGCTTTTACATTTTTGTCTTTGAAAAGGTTAATTCCGTTCTTATAATCGGAGTTCATTTGTTCAACAGTGTTAATAGCTTCTGGATTTCCAGACTTCTCTGCTATCTGTTG